TATTTAATGCGGTTATCGTTAAACCGATTGAACAAAACGAAGAAATGTATGGATCTATTGTAGTTCCAGATATGGGAAAAGATAAAAATGAACATGGTATTGTGGTATCAGTAGGACCTGGTTCACATACGCATATGGGACATTTTATACCTGCTGCAATTAAAGTAGGTGATGAAGTAGTATTACCTACTCAAGGATTTACTAAAGTAGAACATAATGGTGAAGAATATTATGTAGGACCTGAAAATCAGATACTAGCAAGAGTTAAAACAACTGTTGAAGATGCTTTAGCATCTACAGAAGTTACTGAAGAAGAGCAAGCATATATTAATGATATAAAATTAGAAGACAATGAGTAAAATTATAGAATTTGGCCCAGAGGGGAGAGAAAAATTAGTAAAAGGAATTGATACATTAGCAAATGCCGTTGTATCAACATTAGGACCTAATGGTAGAAATGTTGTTATTGAAAAAGAACATGGACAAGTACAATCTACTAAAGATGGTGTAACAGTAGCTAAACATATATCACTTAAAGATCCAATTGAAAATTTAGGTGTTAATTTAGTTAGAGATGCCTCTATAAAAACAGCAGATAAAGCGGGGGATGGTACAACAACTTCAACTTTATTAGCTAGAGAAATGATAAAAGGAGGATTAAAACATTTAAATAATGGGGTTAATGCTGTTGAAATAAAAAGAGAAATTGATCAATCTGTAGAAGAAGTAATTAAAAGTCTAAAAGATAATATATCAGAAGATATATCATCTGAAGATCAATTAGAACAAGTAGCAACAGTTTCAGCTAATAATGATGTTGAAATTGGTAAATTAATAGCTACAGCTTTAGATAAAGTAGGTGATGAAGGTATAGTACATATTGAAGAAAGTAAATCAGGTGAAACTTATTTAGAAACTGTTGAAGGTTTACAATTTGATAGAGGATTTAAATCACCTTATTTTGATGTTAGTGTTTTAATTGCAGATCATAAATTTACTAATGTTAAAGAATTATTACCTATATTAGAAGGTGTAGCTAAACAAGCTAAATCTTTATTAATAATAGCTGAAGATATAGACCATGAAGCATTAGCTACATTAATTGTTAATAAACAAAGAGGTACATTAAATGTTTGTGCTGTTAAAGCACCTGATTTTGGGGATAGAAGGAAATTAATTTTAGAAGATATTGCCATCATGACTGGTGGTCAAGTATTTGATAAATCTAAAGGAATGAAATTAGATAAATTTTCTTGGGAATGGTTTGGTGAAGCTAGAACAGCAACTATTAGTAAAACACAAACTACTATAATTGATGGTAAAGGTGATGAAGATACTATTAATAAAAGAATAGAAGAATTAGCTCACCAAGTTGAAGGATCAGAAAGTGAATTTGAACGTGAACAATTACAAAGTAGATTAGCTAAAATGTGTGGTGGTGTTTCAATTATTCATGTAGGAGGTCGTAATGAAACTGAAATGAATGAAAAGAAAGATAGAGTTGATGATGCTTTACATGCTACTAAAGCTGCAATTGAAGAAGGAATAGTTCCTGGAGGTGGTACTGCATTATTATATGCCAGAGAAATATTAAATACTTCTACTAAATGTAAAGCTAGAATAGGTACGGATATTGTTTATGCTGCTTGTGGTAAACCATTTGAACAAATACTTATAAACGCAGGACACGATTCAGTTAAGGCACAAATGTTAGGTAAATACCAATTAGTTGAATCAGGAAACGATACATGGGCTGGATATAATATTAAAAAAGGAACGGTAGTTAATATGAAAAAAGAAGGTATTATTGATCCAACTAAAGTAACTAGAGTTGCATTAGAAAATGCAGCAGCAGTAGCTGGTACAGTATTACTTACAGAATGTATAGTAGTAAATGAACCTAAAGAAGATAAACAACCTCAAATGGATCCTTCAATGATGGGAATGTAATATGGAAACAGTAATTAATGAACATAATGAGTTGATCGCAACAAGAGTACCACCTGGAGACAGGTGGAAACTCGTTGCTGATCCTAAAAAACAAGTATATCCTACTTTAACTGAAACATTAGAAGCGTATCTTAATAAAACAGGATTTAAAGGTGAATATAGGTTAGATCCTATGGGAAGTAAATTATATGCTATTCATTCAACAGAAGAAGAAATAAAACCAAAAGAAGAAAAAATGTTTTCTTTATATGGTGAGTTTAGACAAGGAGTTTAAACTTGGAAAATTAAATAATATTTTGTATATTTAGGTTATGAAAGATCACGGATTATTAGTAGAAAAATATCGTCCTACAAACATAGATAATTATGTAGGAAATGAAAGTATTAAAAAGTCTATAGCAAATTATATTGGTCAAAATGATATTCAAAATTTAATATTTTATGGACCAGCAGGAACTGGTAAAACAACACTAGCAAAATTAATTGTTAAAAATATAGATTGTGATCATATTTATATTAATGCTTCTGATGAAAGAGGTATTGAAACTATTAGAGATAAAGTATCAGGATTTGCAAGTGTTATGTCATTTAAACCAATCAAGGTTGTTATATTAGATGAAGCTGATTTTCTAACTATACAAGCACAGGCATCTTTAAGGAATGTAATTGAAACTTTTTCAAGAACTACACGTTTTATTCTAACTTGTAATTTTGTTGAACGTATTATAGATCCTTTACAATCAAGATGTCAAACATTAAAGATAGTACCTCCTAATAAAAAAGATGTTATTCAACATCTAATGAAAGTAATTAAAAAAGAAGGTATAAAATGTAGTGTAAGTGATTTAGAAACAATTACTAATAATAACTACCCTGATGTTCGTAAGATGCTTAATACAATACAAGTATCAACACAAGATAATATATTAAAATTAGATAAGGATGCATTAGTATCATCTAATTATATGGCTGAAGTTGTAAAAGAATTATCAACTTCATCACCTAAATTTAATACAATAAGACAAATAATAGCTAACGCTAATGTTAAAGACTTTGAAGTATTTTATCGATTTTTATTTGATAATGCTTCAGATTTTGCTCCTGGAAAAGAAGGCACAGTAGCAATACATATAAATGAATATAGTTTTCAATCTAATTTTAGAATTGATAAAGAAATAAACTGTATGGCCTTAATAAAACAATTAATTAATATTTAAATTTAAAAAAATGAGCGACAATCCAGTAGGACAACCACCAGTAAAGTTAGAAGATACAACAGCATTTGTAACACCAGAAGGAAATAAAATATTTCAACAAGGAGTACTAATACGTAGTGTATCTAAGTTTGTAGCAGGAACAGATGAAGATGCTGTTATGCCAATTCCAATCTTTTTCTGCCCAGATACTAAAAAAATAGTAGGGTTAACATTACCACCTGAAATTAGAGATGAATATAAAGATGATGTAATATAAATGACGGTATTTGATTGGCTAAATGAAATAACAGTTAAAAAAACATCACCTAAGAATTTTACACAACAAGATTGGGATGATTGGAATTCTTACATGGTGCATAGATTTTTATCTATGAATAAAAGTTATATTGATATAGTCAATTTTGTACAAAATATAAATCCACAAAATAAAAAGGAGATTTATACTATTTATAGAGAAATGATTCCTAAAAGAAAAATATGGAACAAATATATTAAAAATCAAAATAAAAAGGATTCTAAAGAACTAGCAAAAATCATAGCTAATAAATTATCAATTGGAAGTGATGAAGCTAGTTCGTATATTCCCATATTAGGAAAAGAAGGTATTACTGAAATATTAAGTGATCTAGGTTATGAAAAAAAAGAATTAAAAAAATTAATAAAAATAATATGAAACCAGAACTATACAATATGTTAAAAAATTCTGCTGAAGCAGATAAATCTAAAGCCTTATTAAGTATTGACTTATTATCCAATTATTCAGTTGGTATAGGTGATCATTCAACAGGAGATTTTTATAAAAATGCTGAAGAAGCATTATCATTATTTGCATCTGCTGAAGAAAGATTAGAAATATTAGAAAAATACTTTAATGATAAGGAACAAATAAATGGATAGTATTCATAAAGAACAAACTATTCAAACATTTGAAAAAGAATACCCAGAATTATCCATTGAATTTAAAAACATTCAAAATGAAATGTATGAAATGTTTGCTGCTAAACATATGGATTATGGTTTAAATAATATTGCTTTAGGTGGTGATATTATTAATAATAAAGATGATAAAAAATTTTCACTTACAGGTTTATGTATCCGTTTAACTGACAAAATTTCTCGTTTAAAAAATCTATTAGTTAATGGTAGATC